CGTTTTTCCTTTGACTCTAAGATTACTACAGAACTCTACAAAAGTAGAATGAAATAAGAATGGAACTGAAATACGTTTCGGATGATAGCTTCTACCATCAAGTACAACTATACAGCTAAAATAATGTCGAGGGTGTTCTCCGATGACAAAATGCGTCAGAGCCCACAGCTCATTTTTAACTCTAACAGGTGCTCCAGATCCACGCAAATGACGAAAGAACCACGGTGTCGGGTATCGTGTATGAATATCTAGTTTGGATCCACGATACTTTCCAACTTGAAGAGGAAACCAATTATAAATAACATCATCTGTTCCTGGAATTGCAAGCCAATTCTTTTCACACTTTGATCCAGTGGGTGATTCCATCACAATACAATCGCTATATTTTCCAGTATCTGGATCATACTTTCCACGTAATATTGCATGATAAGGGACATATTCAGCAACTGTTGCTGTAAATCGCAATTCTCCTAATGAATCTTTGTAGATACGTACATCTTCAAGACCCTTTACACGCGCTTCAATTTTTGGTAAATTTGTAGATAAGTCATCCATCAATGTAATCTCCTTTGTAACTTCATTGTAACAAGCATTCTGTGTCATGACTGGATTTGTGTCTGAATAGGATCCATCTTTCATTGTATACGTTGTATTCGTATGATTCAAATTGTAGTTCACAAATCGAATGTTATGATACGGGGGTGATAATGAAACATGTGAAGGATGAAAGTTAGGCCCAAATAGGTCTCGTGGAATTGGATAAGGTTTTGGCTCACCTTCTAAAATTTCAATATAAAAACGCATATTAGTATAGACATTATCCTGAAATGGTTTATTAGACATCAAATAGTTCATTGAATCTCTTAATGCTTCACGTTTAGTTCCTAAAGTATAATACTTACAGATAGTTTCTTCATATTCAAAAAGCCCTGAATATACATCTCGTTCAATAAACAGTGAATCAGTTGGAAAAGGAATCTGCTTACCTAAACGAATATAATGTATTGCCTTAAAAAAATCTCCTTTGACACGAAGATATTTAACAAGTTGATATAATGCTTCAGACCGTTTAGGGTAGAATTCATATGCTTTTTGAACCCATTCTTCAAATAGAATTGGATTTTTTAGAGTTTCATAACTTTTAGCAATCATGTAATGAGAATACCAAACTTCTTCATACCATCCTCCCATTTCAATACGTTTCTTATAAGCTTCAATTGCTTGTTCCAAGTTTCCCATTGAGTGATGAGTCTGCGCAAGATAGAACCAATATCGAACGTTATCTGGTTCATCTTCTACACCCTTAAGAAGTAATGCTAAATCACGAGGAAATTTGTTTTCTTTACATCCACCATCGTTACGATCATCAATATAAGCAATGTCTTTTGAAAGATGTTTAGATTCTCCATCCCAATATTCATGTGTTACACCACGACAGATCCAATTATAATCCATTCGAATTAAACGTGTATTTGGATAATCAAGATTTCCGGCTGATTGAATCAATGTGTATCCTACTTCTCCAAGTAATTGTTCTTTAAGTTTTCCAGGAACAAAGACCATATCTCCATCCAACAATAATCCATACGTATTCTTCAAGTCATATCCTTTTGTTTTACAATACGACTGAGCATTCTTGAAACTGATTGTTCGGTTATGTCCAAAATCTTTCCAATCACATAGTTCAATTGCTCCTTCGCGAGTTGTTAAAAAATCAGATGCAAGTTCAACTGTTTTATCAGTAGATCCTGTATCAGTCACTATATATGCATCCACCAACCCTTCAACGGAAGACATACATCGTTGAATGATCTTCTCTTCATTCTTGACCATTAAAATCAAGACAAACTTTGGCATCTGCGTCCGTATTGTCATTCATCAATTCATTGTGTCTAAGTAAATGAGCACAGAATTTGTTAAACAATCCCTTCGCGAGAATTTGAGTCGCACCCTGATCCCACATGTCGCAGATGGTCTTTGGTCTATTTATGATAACGCAAAGACCGCCTGTATTCGTAATAAGCAACCCGGTGAAACACTCAAGACATTTCAAAATCTTTTGACTCGTGTTCCCCAGTGGACTGATGAAATTCTGAATGCGGAAGTAGCTCGTATTGAAAAAGTCTCAAAGTGCGAATATATGGAAGATTTGCTTCTTGGTGTCTTTGTGAGCTATATTCGTGCGTTTGCTTCTCTTCAGCAATCCGATGAGGCTCATGTGAACATTGAGTTTGATCGTCCTTCACTTTCCAAGTTCATTTTCACACTTTACAAAGCAGCAGCTCGAAAGTGTTGGTCCAATGCGTATATGTTCAAGACCATTGATGTTTCATCTGAACAACAATCACGTAACCGTCGTGATATTGAAACTATGTTAAGTGGAACTCTGGATGAAGTTGTGGATAGTTTCATTCCATGGAAGGATATTAGCAAGGCCTATTTTCAGGCAAAGTCTGTTCCTGAAGGAGAGAAAAGACCTGATACACCCATTCCTCCTAAACCTGAAGTAGTTGAACAACCTAAACCAGCATTGAGCTTTGGTGAATCAGAGACAGTTGAGTTTGAAACTGATGATGAAGAAGAAGAGCGCCCGCGTCTAACAATGGGCGAAGATATCAAGCTTGAGTTGGATGAAGATGAAGAAGAACCTGCCGCCCAGCCTAGTGGAGTTGTAAAGCTGGACCTTTAGGGGCGCGTCTAACTAACTCTAAACCAATCCACATTGAAAATCAAATGGAATACCAGACTCTTGCGATGATTGTAGGTGCTGTAATGATTGTAGCTGCTTTGTTGTATGTGTTAGATCGCCGTGCAAAAATCCAGCCGGTTGATTACACAGATCTAAGTAAGATTGTAGCAGGTTCAGGTGTTCTAACGAGTGGTGTATTATATTCTTTAGGAACTGAAGCAGGATCAGATGTCGTAGAAACAGTTACTTCTGCCGCATCTGCAGCTCAAGAGATGTTTGTAGGTAAACCTGAGTTTTAATAGATTTTGTCTAACTCTCCAATTACTAAGAATTCTTTATTTCCAATCTTAAGGGGATGATTTCCATCTTCATCTCTATCAATAAAGAATTTAACATCTGATTTTACATTAACGTACTTTGGTTCAGAAAGTGGAGTATAAGAACCATGAAACTTATTTTTACTAATATGGGTAATTTTTGGATTTCCATATTCATCCTCAAAGTCGACAATCATACTTTTATACCATTTTATTACCTTATCAACATGTTTAGAAGCATCTTCATATTCTCCGGGTTCTCCTTTCAAAATAACATTGAAATCGAAAGAAATTTCTTCAGAACCACCTTTATTCGACATATTTGACATATGTGACCTACGAGTTTTACGAATACTCTTCCGTTTTAAACGACGAGACTTACTACGAACTTTAGCCATTTATATTTAGTAAATATTATGATTCAATGACCAATGCATCTCCTAACTGCGCCGCAGAAGGTGTAGCACGATACTGAGTCATGCGTCCAATTTCCTTCTTAGGAACTGCTGAATCTCCACAGTATCTCACAATTGCCTTATATAAATCGAATCCATGATAACGATCATGATTATCCATCTTTTTGCGGAACATCACTGAAGTTCCATCAGTCTGTTTCATCCACTGCATAAACACACTGAATAATGGATGATCTGTCTCCTCCTTCGGTCCTTTAGGAAACATATCCCAAAAGACTGACGTAGCAAACCTAACTAAATCAAATGACGACGATGCGCTGATATGAGGATATTTGTTGTTGTAGAAAGGTTCCATGTTGTATTGTCCTCCTGCTTCTTCATCTTCCTGAAACTGACTGCTCATAAACAATTTGGACTCTTTCAATCCAGTCAAACGCACATTGACAATAGCTCGATCAAAGTCAATTAGTTTGATAAGGTATCCAAATGTAGGGACTTTATAGGGTTGAGATCCATGTTGGTAAATCAAATGAGTTTGATTTGTCTTCACATACATCACATTGTTTCCGTGGAGATCATTATGAGTGAATCCAAAATTGCGCTGAGCATAGGCTAGAGCAAAGACAACTTGCGAAACCCAAGCAACATGCTTTTCAGGTTCAGGATGGAGTTTGATAAGATCGTAGAATGTGCCTTCACATTGTTCCATGACAGTGGTTACAACAGGAACATTTTTGAAAGTAGCCCATGCAAAGGGTTCAGGATCTTCATCATCTTGATCTTCATCTTCTTCAAATAGATCAGAACATCCACAAGACTCAATTTCGTATACATCGTCTTCATCAGATTCATCATCCTCTTGTTCAGGTGATTCAGAAGACGCCATATCATAAGGTTCAACGGATCCTTCTTCTTCAGGTGTCAAAACAGTTTCTACATCTATCTCTTCAACTCCATCCAATTCAATCTCATCTGTAGTTTCCATCGCAATACGAGCTCTTCGAGTATGACTAAATTCAGCATCATGACCTGCTGTTCTAAGTTTGAGTTCAAACGTCTTTCCAATCTTATCTGCAAACCAAGACTTCTCAGTTAAATCTTCATAATCATCTGAAATATCAATTGTATGAGAGTCTGAAAGACCAACGTAGACACCATAGACTTTAGGAAAATGTTGACATTCAGATTCAGAGAGTACAATCGATGTAATTGCACCTACATAGGCAGCTGTATGAGGGCTCTGCATACGTTCTTGCATGTCGTCTGCTACATCTGTTCGTTTAGGAACTCCAAACGATCCGTAATCTCCTCTCATCGTCTTGAATGGTGATAAAATCATGGTTGTCTTGCGATGAACAGGAATTGTATGTCCACCTACTCTAACATGATCACTATCTACAATGGATTCAATTGGATTTCCAAGCTTAACTCCATACTCATGAATTCCAGCAATCGTATCTGTCTTAAAAAGTTTCTCAAGACACGGAAAAAAGGGTTGCAACGTATTCATTGACCAATGCGTTCCATCTAACTTCGGCATACGTTGGAGTTTAAGTGTCAAGGGAGTTGTTTTCAAATCCTTTCCCATTATGAAATGTCTCGGTGATGAATGTGAAAAAATAAACGACGGGGAGAACAAGATGAATTTCCAGCTCAAAAAGTTTAATATGGATATGATCAAAGATCGATGTGGAATGGATTCGCGTAAAAGTCCGATGATCGTGATCATTGGAAAGAAGGATACAGGGAAATCCTTCTTAGCTCGTGATTTGCTTTTTAATGTTCAAGACTGTTTCCCTGCAGGTCTCGTCATTTCGCCTACTGAAGCAGTGAACGAGTATTTTCAGTCTTTTGTTCCTTCCAAACTAATTCATGATAAATATGAACCTGGAAAAGTACAAAACTTTATCAAGCGACAATTTGCAGCCAAACAGAGATTTTTGAAATCTAAAGCAAGCGGAGTGCCATTTGATCCTCGTGCATTCATGATTTTAGATGACTGCTTATATGCTGCAAAAGAGTGGATCAATGAAGAATCAACTCGATTTGTGTTCATGAACGGTCGGCACCTCGATATGATGACCATTATCACAATGCAGTATCCTTTAGGTATTACACCTAACTTGAGAACCAACGTAGATTTCGTATTCATTCTTCGTGAGAATATTCTAGGTAATCGTCGTAGAATTTACGAGAATTACGCAGGTATGTTTCCTACATTTGAGATGTTCTGTGATTTCATGGATCAATGTACAGAGAACTATGAAGGTCTAGTCATTTGCAATAACGTGAGTTCGAATAAGCTTGAAGACCAAGTCTTTTGGTATAAGGCATCGGAACACCCTCCATTTAGGTTATGTGATCAATCGCTATGGGCTGATAACAGACCTTTCCAGTCTGCTATGTTAGCTGCAGATGATTATAATGCTTCTTCACTCCGTAAAAAGAATGCAGCTCCTTCTGTGTGGGTTCGAAAAGAAGGCGGTGGTCGTGATTAGATTTGAATTTACTCTCGCAGGGCTCCTTCACTTGGATGAATAGGCTTAGAAGCATCTGCTAATCCATCCTCCAAAGTCTTCTTCTCTTGAGCAGCCTCTAATGCATTTGCCTTCTTGCGTCGCTCATTCTCTTCCTTTTGAGCCTTGATTGATTCTTCACGCTGTTCAGCAAAGAACATCTCCTTATTGGATTCATTTTCCTTATATTTTCTCATAAGCTCATTCAACTCCTTCTCAGCATACTCAACCTCAGGCATCAAATGCTCCGATGGATCCCAAGGCAACCAAGCACCTACCTTACCGATATATAAGTTGTCTTTTGGATAACGACGTTGAAGAACTTTAGCAAACATCTGAGTTTCCTCAACGGTTGCAAATGCACGACGAACTTTGACACCACGCATATTAGTTCTGAACTCCACTTGGTTATCATACATCTCCTGAAGGTCCTTCTCGTTTTTTAGTAAGAAGATTTGATACTGCTCATGAATATCCGTCTTCTTGACTTCCTCCTTACGCACACTCACATAGTCATTTGCATCTTTCAAAAGATCATCAATCTTGACAGAATACTTCTTGGACAAAAAGGCCATGAAGTTTTCAAGTCCCTTGATCTTCCACTCGTAATCCATCCACTCCACGAACTTTTCAAACATGAACTCCTGCTTCTGCTTAATAACCTTCTCAGGACTGATGAAGGAAACAACACAATATTTCTGTGTAGGAATCTCTGGGTCTTCATCTAAAAAATCAACTGGACGTCCATCATCGTCAAATTTAGGAAGTTCGGTGCGAGGCATTTACTTATTCTTGCGACTTGACCTTAAGTTCTTTCTCCGCAAGAATAGATTTATATTTCTTAAAATCAGTAACTATAGATTGAATTGCTTGTAGATCAGAACGTTTTGACGATTGTGAACCTATTGTCATTCTTTCAAAATCAATTAGATAAGCTTTCTTTGTTTTTGGATTAAAAACAATATTATCAAGAGAAATATCATTGTGATATAAATTGGCTCCATTTAATACATTAATCTCATTTATCAATTCTTCAACTGCACCAATAATTGTATTTAGTTCAATTGAGTCTACTGGAATAGGTTCAGGTGCCCAATTTAAACGTCCAGTTGCATTTTGTTCAAGATTCGTAAAATACTCGGATAGACTAAATCCACCATATTTCAAAAATAAAAGGTTCTTTCCTTTGTGAATGCATTTTGACTCAGGATAAATTGAATTGGTTGGTTTCAAGGATCTTAATGGTTCTGTTTTCTTAAATTCAGATTCACCTGCTTTGATGGATGTAAGTTTAGAGACGTAATCGCCTTTAGGTTGTTGTGAAGGTTCATCACATTCGAGTGCAGGATAATATACTTCTCCCGTCATCCCTTCTCCTAATTTTCCAGATCCTCGTTTAGATCGAAAAGTGCGTCGAAGCTTACGACTCATTAAAATATAATGGAGGTTTATTATAAATGTATGATATCTTCACGATCGCGTATTTGTTCTTCCTTCTCTGTCCTGGTTTCATAATTACGTTGCCTCCTGGTTCAAGCATTATGACTGCTGCAGCTGTTCATGCAGTCATCTTCTTCTTGATCCTCCAGTATTTATCTCTCTATGTTCCTTGGTGGGCAATTTGGGTTGTAGGTGTTTCAACTGTTTCGTATAAACTATATTATGGAGTTTGATTCGTCTAACATGAAAAATTCTTCCTGCTTAAGAACCAAACAAATGGATTCTAAGCCCAAGCCCACACCCTCTGCTGGCGTTGATGTTGCCGATATTGTGACTCGTCTCGTAAAATATCTCCTTGAAGGTCTCGCAGTTGCGATTGCCGCGTTCGTTCTACCAGGAAAGACCCTCAAGGTCGCCGAGGTTGGAATGATCGCCCTCGTTGCCACTGCTACGTTCGCCATTTTAGATATCTATGCTCCTAGCGTTGGAGCGTCTGCTCGCACAGGTGCCGGATTCGGAATCGGTGCCAAC